GGTCTACGGGCCCATATGGGCCCGTGACTGGTGGGTTGCTTTCGCAGCTCGCTATTGAGCCCCCGTAGACGAGGATAGCATGCTCGAAGAACACTATTACAGCCGGAAAACGTGTGGATCTGGAGGCGGTCTATCGGTTCAAAGAACCGGTTACCCGCAAACTGACCCCCCCGTTTTTAAGGCTGTTAATAGCTTCGAACGTGCTCCCTTGATCGTCGGTGATCACGTACACAGCTTGCCGTACTGGTCTCGGAAGATAACGCTCGAGTGTACTCCGTACCCCTTCACACTTCGGTGGGAGGGCGGAGTTCACAAGGACGGTATTCCCGATAAGGTACCGCATCCCTCTTGCGACCCTGGGAGTGAGCTTGTCTCATATACCCATTCGCGTGAGGTTGACTGTGAACGGTTTATCGGCCCCGTCCCAAGTTCTTTCACTGATCCGAAGGTAACTTCGGCACAATGGAAGTTCTTGGAGGACATGGCTGATATGAAGGCGCTTGCCGACCTGAATAAGAGTCTGGTGAACCTCCCTATGCTTTATAAGGAGAGACGCGAGACCCTTAAGATGGTCGGTAATCGCCTTGGTGGTCTTGTTCGCGTGGCTCACGCTGCGCAAGACCGCGACCTCAAACGATACTTTAAAGCGCGCCGTAAGGATCGCCGAAAGGTAGCGGAGGAGGTGGCCAACGGGCATCTCGAGCTCATCTTCGGGTGGTTACCACTCATTGGAGAGCTTGAGGGGGCAATTGAGTATGCTGAATTGCCCGACCTCGACTTCATACGGTGTCACGGTCTGCATACCCTTGTGCTGCAGAGTACTCCCTGGGATAACTCCGTAGATGTACGGAGCTACCCTAATTGGGAGAGAGCTGCTGGCACGCGGATTACAGGTTCCGTTCGCACTCGTGGTGTGGTCGAGTCCCGTGCAAGTGTTCGAACAGCGCTTCGTTTCAATCTTGAAACATCGCTGGCTGGGGACGCCCGTCGTCTCGGGTTCGAACCCATCTCTACGACGTACGATATGATTCCTTTATCGTTCGTCGTCGGGTGGTTCTCGAACTTCGATAAATACGTGCGTACTCTAGCACCGCTAATCGGCGTTACCTTTGAAACAGGTAGCCAAAACCGGCGAACAACTTGCGAGCTTGTTGGCTGTACACGGTTCTATCCCAGAACCGTGTCGCCCCCGAGCGGATGGTTCGCGCGTTGGAAAGACTTTCCCGATGGAAGTCTCTCCGAAGTCTCAGGACTTCGGCGTACTGACATCAGGTCTGTCCTCTCGACGCTCCCGGATCCCGACGTTCGGTTCCATGCTGACGTTGGTCTCTTTGAGATCAGCGCGGGGATTAGTCTCCTCGCACAGCGTTATCTCAAACCGTTACAGCGACTACTGAAACGTAAGTCGTTCTTTTATGGGAGGACATAATGTCCAAAACCATCGTTCTTTCGGTCGGCGAGGCTACTCGCACTCTGACTGAGATCCAGTCCACCGCAGACCGTCAGATCTTCGAAGAGAAGGTCGGGCCTCTGGTGGGTCGGCTGCGCCTCACGGCTTCGCTCCGTCAAAACGGAGCCAAGACCGCGTATCGAGTCAACCTAAAACTGGATCAGGCGGACGTCGTTGATTGCTCCACCAGCGTCTGCGGCGAGCTTCCGAAAGTGCGCTACACTCAGGTATGGTCGCACGACGTGACAATCGTTGCGAATAGCACCGAGGCCTCGCGCAAATCGTTGTACGATTTGACCAAGTCCCTCGTCGCGACCTCGCAGGTCGAAGATCTTGTCGTCAACCTTGTGCCGCTGGGCCGTTAAGGCCCTGCGGTGTACCCGTGTGTATAAGGAGTTTATATGGAAACCCTTAGTAGCGCTCAGTTACGTGACGTTGTATCTTCTGAGCTCGGTCTTCCTGTCCCAACTCAGCTACCCCATCGGGAGCTGGGCGGTGTAGAGAAGTCTCCAGAGCAGTTCGCAAAAGAGTACTTTTTGTACAACCTTTTGCGGAAGGTAGAACCGTTCTCTCGTAAAGAGGAGGTTCCTGATTCGGTCDTGCGCGCAAGCCTTATAGCTTTCGCGAACGCCGAACACAACTGTCGCGTTATGAACCAATGTGGCCGTTATTATTCGGTGGTCAACGAGGAACTGGAACTTCTTTTTTCAGAGGCATCCCGCCTCGCGAAGATCCTTATTTCTCGTTGGCTTTCCGACTTTTGGCCAGATTGGGAGGAAGCACGCTTCACAGGTGGTGCTAGCCGCCTATCCTCAAGGAAATTCTCGCTCCCAGCTTTAAAGCTGGCGGGATTCTCCGAGAGAGGGCAACTGAGCATAACGGCACCAGCTCTCCCCTACTACCGGCTTTATCGCGAAGGTATTACTGCGAGTGATCGCGGATACACAATCGTCGATGACAGCCGGTTCGATTTTGTCGCTAAGACCGCGAAGGCGGTTCGCTTCATCGCTATGGAGCCAGAACTTAACATGCTGCTGCAGAAATCTGTAGGAGACACGATAAGGGCTGCTCTGCGGAAAGCGGGTATCGATCTCAATACCCAGCGACTAAATCAAGATCTTGCGTACCACGGATCCGTTTTTCGGAATCTCGGTACGATAGATCTGTCTAGCGCTTCCGATACGTTAAGCATTGAACTCGTGCGGCAGTACCTGCCGAAGCGGTTTCTCCGCTATGTATTGGATCTCCGAACCCCCTACACGAGTGTAGGTGGTAAGAAGCACAGGCTCGAGAAGGTCGCTTCGATGGGCAACGGGTTCATTTTTGAACTCCAGAGCCTCATCTACGCAGCCTTCGCGCATGCCATGACGCTAGTAGTAGGAGGAAGAGAATGCGACATAGCCATTTACGGCGATGATATCATCGTCAGTGAATGCGTAGTAGAGCCTCTGATGCAGTTCCTCGAATGGCATGGGTTCTGCCCCAATCTCGATAAGAGTTATTGGGGAGGGGATCCATTCCGCGAGTCCTGCGGGAAGCACTACTTCGCTGGTCGCGACGTTACCCCTGTCTACGTGAAGGGGGCCCTGGATAACCTACCTGCCCTTTTCCGTCTCTTCAACTCGTTGAAGCGATGGGAGGAGCAAACAGGTATCCGGATCCCTGACACGATTGCCTTGGTACTATCATACATACCAAAGCGGGACAGAGTACTTGTCCCTAAGACATATAGCATTACTGCCGGCTTACACTTCCCTGCGAAGGGGTGTGTCTTCCCGCGTACCATTTACGTCCGTCGTTACCAACGACTAATACGTAAAGGGCGCTATATGACTGAGGAGCAAGTAGATATCTCCAAGAGGCTGGATGACGAAGTTCGATACGTCGACTGGCTCCGGAACCCCCCAGAGGCGTTATTGCCCCTGGAGGTCTGGAGGCGGTTCTCGCACCGTGCTCGTCACCATGGCCTCCCTCGTGAGAGGAAGAGATATCGTTGCGTGAGCTCGCTCGAGGCGAGCTCGGTGTGGTCCTCTTACGAGGACTGGGGCGAAATGGCCTAGACCATGCCCCTTGGCAAACCCATTCGACCGGGTTTGGGTCTTCTGACCTCGTAGTCCGCGCTCAGCGGACTTCGACCA